CCAAAAATCTGCTATTATAAGAACTGTCAGCAATCAAGACCTACTGCTAAGGAGGTGAACAACATGGCACAAACCCGAATCCGTCGTGAAGTGATGACAACTTTCTACGAGGGCACCCGGTCCACCGATACCGGAGACGGGGAACATATCGAAGGCAAACTGGCAGGAGCATACAACGAGAAACGACTTAACAGCGTTCTCAGCCGCTCCAACCCCGGCTACTTCATCGACGCACACGTAACCGGATACGAGGTCAACGAGTACAGCATGAGTCTCGAAGACTTCATCCGATACGCGACACCCGCAACCAAATAAACATCCATAGCCTATAGGAGGGCATTATGAACGAAAATACCAACAACACCAACACCATCCGCGCATACTTCAACCAGTTCTCCGGCAAAGGCATCCCTTTCATGGATGACCGCGACAAGGGAGACATCAAAACACTCGTCGGTGATGTTCTTCATATCGATGATTTCGGTTTCATCAACGGACGTGACGGAGAGTATGCGGTCGTATCCTTCAAGGAACACCCGGAAAGCTTCTACTTCGCTGGACTTGCGCTGACCGACATCTGTCGTAAGATTGATGCGGACGGCATGCGTGAGGAGCTGACCGCGCAACCTATCGTTCTTACCATGAAGAAGAGCAAGAACAACCGTAGTTACATGTCCGTCGATTTCCTCGACAATGACTGACCGGCATAGATTAATCCAACAGGGCGGGTATCCTAGACGGTATCCGCCCTTACTCATATCAAGGAGCATATTATCATGACGAAACGCCTCAGCCCGGAAGAGAAGGCACGTCGCGCACGCGAGCGCAGGGTTAAGCGAGCCGCCCGCAAAGCCAAGGAAACCGCGCAGGCCGCACGTAGAAGCGCAGGCGCTTCCAGTAGGGAGGTCGCACAGGGAGCGGCCTTGGGGAAGGCTGTCAGCGGTGTCGTACGACAGAAGACCAACGCGGATTCCGACTATAACGTGCGCCGTCGGGCCCGCCGTGAGGTGGAACGCTTGCAGAAGATAGGCATGGATTCCAAGACCACTCCGCTTCAGCGCAAAGCCGCGCGTGAGGCCGCTGAATCCTTGCAGGAGACCATTGGACGCACGTATGCGCGGGTCAACAGCAAGGCGGGTCGTGAACAGGCGTTCAATGAGCTACGCGGACAGTTCGGTACGACGCACCGTGTTCGTTCGCAGGCGCAGGCGCGTCAGGATTCCCGTAATCGTTCCTTCGCGCGTCAGCTTAATCTGGCGCTTGCGGGGCAACCGTCCGCAATCAATCGGGATGGGTTCAAGGGTCAGGCCATGGCCATAGGTTTCATGAACGCTTTCGCAGATGAGCGGCGCGGGCATCGTCGGTCCGAACAGTACGAGTTGATTTTGAGAAGCGCCGGGGCAAATGATTTGGAACAGGTGTTTCGTGAGACCATGCGGCAGAATCGTGATGAGGTTCGTGAGATGATGAGACGGTTGAACAAGCTGGATTCCGGGGATGGGTCGTATGATGATACGAGTATGCTTGGAGATGATGAGGGGGATGCTAAGTACATGTCGTATCGCGTCGTGATTTCCGGTTTCAGCTATAACCGGGCGTGACATATGCTATGGTGATATAGCAATCAAACAATCAACATAGGAGGCAATCATGGCAGGCAAGAGCCATGGGACGCCGTTTCGCGTGGTGGCCGCATACGATACGGAGACCTGCAATGTCGGCACCGGACCCGACACTCGCGCATACCCGATACTGTTCATCCTCAACGATTTCACCGACGTGCCGTTGGAGGAATACAAGCCGGACGACCCGCGTGAGACCGTGACTTTCGACCGCACGCTGGACACGTTCATGCCCCGCCTGTTCAACCTCATGGACGCGGGCCGTAGAAACGGGTATGTGCCCGTAGTATGCGCCTACAACCTCATGTTCGACATGCAGACCCTCATGGCTACATTCGCGGGCGTTGCCGTGCTGAAGCTCAACGCGCAATCCTCCACAAACGTGTACACCATCGACGTGTACGCTAACCAGCAGGATGCAGACAATGACGGCAGACCGCTCATGCGTTTCTGGGACACGTTTTTCCTCGAACAAAACGGGTTGAAAGCCATGGGAGAGACCGCAGGCGTCGCTAAAGCCACCGGAGACTGGGACTATTCCAAGATTCGTACCCCTGAAACGCCTCTCACCGACTTGGAACTGTTCTACGCGAAACGTGACGTGCAGGTGATACCCGCATACCTCCGGTACCTGCTCAGGTCGAATGAGTGGATGACCTCCGACATGCTGGGGTCCCGCGTGCTCACGAAAACCAGCACCGTGCGGCAAATGGCGCTCCACACCTTCGGCAGCGTACGTGTGGGAGAGTCCAAGGGAAACCGCCGCGCACCCACCATGCTCAGGAAATTCGAATACCTGTGCCATGATGAGCTTCCCAAGGATTACGATACTTACGCCCTGCGTAAGGCGTGCTTCAGGGGAGGTTTCACGTTCACCAGCGCCGCATTCGCAACGAAATGCATGCAAGGCGTCGTGTCCACTGATGTCACTTCAATGCATCATACGTTCATCAACGGTCGTATGATACCGGTCGGTTTCACCCGCATGAGCGCCGCAGACCTTCAGTATCTTGCGGACAGGGTGGTACGCACCCCGCTTCGGGATGTGCTTGAACGGTATTACCGTCCGTTCGACGGCGCTTTCCATGCGCGTATCCGATTCGACAATATTCGGCTTCGTGCGGGTTCACCGTTCGAAGCTTGGGGTGTGGCTCTCACACCGCGCGGCAAATTCGCACGTCATGCCGCAGGGGTCGATTACTGGCAGGATGACCCCGCCGCGGTCGCAGCCGAAAACGCGACCCGTGACAACGGGTGGCTGGACGATGCCGACCGTCCCGTGTTCGCATTCGGCAAACTGTATTCCGCAGCCCACGCCCTGATTCACGTCAATGAAATCGAACTATGGAGCATGGCGCAGGTGTACGAGTGGGATTCGATGACCGTGCTGTGCGGAGAGGGCACCGTTAAATGGAAGTTCCCCCCCGATTACGTGGCACTCCAGTCGAACATGCTGTTCGAACGTAAATCGGACTGCAAGTACATGACGAAGCATTATGAGACCGGCATCCCGTTCACGGGTGATATTCCCGCTTCGATTCCCGAGGGTCTTGCCAATGAGATGCGCAAGGGCACCATGGACGCCGGTTTTCTCAACAGCTACTACAACGGCACCGTCAAAGGCCAGTTCAACAGCATCTATGGCACCATGGCACAGGACATCTTCAAACCCGGTTACGGCGTGGACGAGGGCGGGGACATCTACGTAGACCAGACCACTATAGCGACCCGTGAGAACTTTGCCACGAAGATTCCGAAACGGTGCCGCGTCCTGTACACGTACGGCATGCGTATCGTAGCAGGCAGCCGCATGCACCTGACCATAGCCATGCTGCTGCTTTGGAATGCTTTCCACGGGCGTGTCAAAGCCACGGGCGGGGACACCGACAGCATCAAGATGAGCGTTCCTGATGACGTAACTGATAAGCAGATAAGCGACGCTCTGAAACCCGCGTTGGATGCCGCGACCGCAGCCATTGACTACTGCATGCGCCCCCTCCGCGACTCATACCCGCAGTGGGCTTCCAAGCTTACGCATGTGGGAGGGTTCGAGGTCGAAAACGCGGGCGCACGATACGAGCATCACATGGAATACTGGAACAAGGCCCGTGTGTCCGAGCGTGATGGAGTGTTCCATGTGACCATGGCCGGATTGTCGCGTCCGCTGGGGGCCTATCATATCGAACACATCATGCATGATTTGCATGCTGCCGGATACCCTGTAGAGCAGGTCATGCGTCTGACGCTCGGATACAATGTGGAGGTGTCCAGCGAGGCGTGCTTCAGTCTCCAGACGTACAGGCCGAAACCGGGGGATGTGTACGACAGGGACATCATCGACTACGAGGGGACGGAAACCCGTGTGCTGGCATTGCAGGCCGTCGCCCTGTATCCCACCAGCCGTACGTTGGGAGACACCGGGAAACCGAGTAATATGGAGAATGTGATATGGCTCAGACGCCATGGCATTGACGTGGAGACCGGTCTACGTCGTGTGGAGGTGCGGGATATGACCCCGTACGTGGTAGGAGGTTTGGACGGTGAAACCATACTGATGAAAGGGGTCAGGCATGAACAAGCCTAGATATTATGACTGGAATCGGACGCTGTCGTATGATGCGGACGTGACCGCCGTATTCGGTGCCCGTGGCATCGGCAAGACGTTCGGCCTGCGTGCGCAGTTCGTACGCGACTGGTTGAAGGACGGTAGCAGGTTCGTGGAAATCGCACGCTACAAAAGCGAGATACCTGATGTGTCGCGAGGCTATTTTGACCGGTTGCAGGAGCTGGAGGAATTCCGACGCCTTGTGTTCAAGACGGACGGCAAGCAGGCGTATATAGCACGCAAACCCGATGACCCGGACGCTAAACCGGATTGGAAGGTGGCGGGCTATTTCGTCGCGATGACGGAAATGCAGAAGTCCAAGAAACGCACGTTCGAACATGTGTACCGTCTGCTGTTGGATGAAGCCACCATTGACCGCACCGACCGGTATCACGGGTATCTGAACCATGAATTCGAACTGCTGGCGAACATCGTGGACTCCTGCACCCGTGAACGTGCGGACGAACAGGGACGCAAACCACATGTGTATCTGCTGTCGAACGCCTGTGATTTGACGAACCCGTACTTCATTCGGTACGGCATCGACAGACCACCGAGATTCGGATACTCATGGTATGCCAACAAGACGTTCCTGTTGCATTACGTGAAGGATGTCGATTACGCGCATGCGAAATCCACGGGCACGGTCGCGGGTCGTATGATGATGGGCATGGGTGGTGAACGGGTTGCATCCTATAATGAGTTTTCGGGCTCTAATACGGATTTCATCGAAGCGAAACCGAAATGGGCGCGGTTCGAAACCGGCATGATATACATGGGACAACGGTTTGGAGTCTGGTGCGATGATTTGAACGGCATGTATTATGTGAACGACCGGATACCCTCGAATACGAAAGCGCCGGTGTATGCGTTGACGCGGGCGGATAACCGGGTGGACATGCTGATGGTGAAACGTTCCAACAAGGTGTTGCAGTCGCTGGTTGATTTGACGTTGTGGAACCAGTTGAAGTTTTCCACGGTCGGTGTCCGTGAACGGTTCTATCAGGCGTTGAGCATGTTCGGCATTCGATAATCGATACGAAAAAAAAAAAAAAAAAAAAAAAAAAAAAAAAAAAAAAAAAAAAAAAAAAAAAAACGCCCCGGCTGGAATGGCCGGGGCGTTCGTGTTTCATGTCAGGCGTACGGGTATGCCGTGGAAGTCCAAACGTGGATTGCCTGAATGTATTCGTTGACATCGATTTCCGCTTCGGTGGTGTTCTCGATACGGAGTTTGACGTCGATCTGAGAAGTCCCCGCATAGGTTTCAACGGTTACGCTGAGACCGGTCGCAACGGAGGTGCCACGGCTAACGACCTCCGTATTGGAAACCACTTCGCTTACTATGGCCTTGGAGAACGCTCCCAGAGACACTAACAATACACTGTGCGCGGGTACTTTCACATTCTGTGACGGATGCGTTGTGCCTAATTGGTAGCTGAAAGCGTGCTTGTTCCGGGTTTCTGGAGCGCTTAGAACACCGTCGCTTGAAATCGTCAGGCCTGTTCCGATTTTGACGCCGCCGAGCGTGCTATCGGTTGCGGCTTTCAGATGAAGCCCGTATCCGTTGCCGTCCGTTCCGGTGTCGAACTCGTCGGGGTCGAACGGCATAACGGGGTGCCCGCTCGCGTCGGCCGCGATTAGGATGCTTCGGGATGCGGTGGGCGTGTTCGTGTTGCCGTAGTTCACGGCCAGCGGATTGCCGCTGTCACCGGTTCCCGTGATTGAATCGTCATGCGCGACAGCTGTAAGACCTGCATGCGCCTCGATGTAAGCGGGGTCCACGCTGATGGTGCCGAAGGTGTCATCGGTGGATTGTGCGGGATTATCTGTCAGCGTGCCGCGTTTGGAGGTGGTGGTAAGACCCTCTCCCACTTGGACAACGCCCGGCGCGTCCTTTGTTGCCGGGCGCGTGATGATGCGTTGCGTGCTTGCGCCATTCACATCCGTTCGCTTCGAACGGAGGGTCTGGGAATCCAGATACACGTACGGATACCGGGAGTCACGGTTCATCGGGGAAACCGGAACGATTGACAATTCAGTGGGCAATTCCGTTGCCGTGCCCTCGTTCCACGCTGACGCGTTATAGTTTATGCCCAGACTATTATCACTGCCATTGCCCTTCAACGAGGTGTCGCGAGAGACGGACGTGAGATATCCGGCCTGTTCCAAATCGTTGATACGGTTTTCGAGACCATTGATGGCGGTATCGAGTTTCGACTGCGTGACTTCGGCTGCGATGGTCGCGGTGGTCTTGTCCGGGTCGTTCGTAACCGTGATGCCAGCGCCCGCGAGCACGGCACCCAGCTTCAATCGGTTGTTGATTTGCTCGTTCTGCACTTCGTCATCGTGGCGGCGTTCATCGATTTCCGCGTCGATGCTTCTCTGCAATGCGTTGTCGGCGGCGGTACGGTCGGTGATTTCCTTCGTGATTCTCGCGTTCACATCATCGAACGCGGGCGTGAACGAATCCCCGATTGTGACGGTTGTATTGTCCGGGTCGGTCGCGCTGGAAGTCACGTTCACGTTGATGTGGGAATCATCGGCTGCTTTCACGTTCACGGCTTTCACACGCGCGTTCACCTGCGCCGTAAGCAGATTATCAGCGGTCTGCCGGGTCGAGGCTTCGGTGTCGATGTTCGACTGGAGCGTGGTATCCGCCTGCCTGCGGGCCGTGGTTTCGGCGTCGATGCGTTCACCCAACGACGTGTCGGCGTCCCTGCGGGCCTGAATCTCCGTGTTGAGACTGTTGGTCAGGGTCGCGTCAGCCTGCGTGCGTGCGCTGGTTTCCTCGCTGATTCGGGTTCCCAACGCGAGGTCGGCATTGTTGCGGGTCTTCGTCTCGTTGTCGAGGTTGTTTTGGAGCGTGGCATCCGCCTGCTTGCGTTCGACGCGTTCGGTGTCCACGCTGGCCTTCGTTGCGATGATGTCCGTGTCCACCGCGTATGTGCGGGTCTTCGCGTCCGTATCGTCCGTGCCGGTCAGACCATGCCCTGCCACACCGTCCAACATGGTGTTGTCGATGAGTGTGCCGTCAGTGCCGGGGGTCAATTCGATGAACCGGCCAGCCTTCGGGGTCACTCCGTCGATACGCTTGCCCAACGCGGTGTCCGCCGCCTCTCGTGCGGCCTGTTCGTCGGCGATGAGCTTGTCCAGTCGTGTGACCTCTTCGGTCAGTTCGGCTTCCAGCTTGTCGATGCGCTGGGTGAGACGGGTCTCGGTTTCCGTGAACCGGTTATCGAGATACCAGTGCGCCGCGTTCGCGTTCGCGGCCATATATCCCAGATACGCTTGGATACGTCCGATTTCCACGCAGATTTGACGAATACGCTGTTCTGCGGAATACACGTTCCAATAGAATTGCGGGATTACCGGAGTGGTCCATGTCCACGCGGGAAACGGGGTGATGGGTGGCACGGCCTTCGTCGCGTCCACGGGCGGGAACACCGGTTGCGTCGGGTTCGACGGGGTGTTGGGCACGGAGCCTTCCACCGGATTGATGGTGTGGGAGTCTGTCATAATCCCATTCCTCCATTCATGTGACTGGTGAACAGGCAGGAGAACATGGTTTCCATGTCGTTCACGATTTGCAAATCTATATCATTATACGCCTGTAGTTTTTCCACGCGGTCGAGGTAATCGCCTTCGTGAAGGGTTTCGAACTCCCTGTCCGAGGCGTTCGAGGCGTAATCGTTGTTCTCGGACAATTGGGTTGCGGGGAACTCGCTGTCCACGTCGCGGGTTTTACCGTACGTGTCCTCCGTGCGCATGAGAGAAACACCGTCATCCAACGCCTTGTAGGCGAGCTTGTACTTCGGCATGATTTCATTCATGCGACGCATGAACTCCATCTTCCAAGCGCCGGGGGGAAGCACTCCGATTTCACGCTGCCAGTAATGGTTCTCAAGTTTCTCGCACACCCTCCAATACTGTTTCTCATCGTAGTAATCCCATGTCCACGAGGGTTCACCCCATACGATGAAACCCCAACGGAACAGTTCGCAGAACTGGATGGACATAACCGCATGAAAATCTTCCTGCGGCATCATGTCTCCCATTGGGTCGCATCCGAATCGGGGCATGGGCATGGGTGTCGGAGGTGTTCCCATGTCCGGGTACGGGGGCCTATTCCATGGTGGTTTCGGCGTCGGTGCTATCATCTTCCATCCTTTCTTGGATATTGTGCAGGTAATTGTAGTTCTGACTGGTGTTGTCCTGCCTCCACACCACGTCTATCGGTTCGGGGAACAGTTCGGGGAAACGACGGTTCAAACGGTCGCATGCCTCACGCCGCGCCTCCAAGGGGTTCAACGCCATGAGTTGTGTCGGCATGGTCTGCGATTTCACCTCATCCTCAATCTGACGTTCCTGCTTGAAAGGCAGATTATCGATTCCCAGACCCTGATAGATGGTGTTCCACTGGTTCTGCCATGCGGAATACAAGTCATTTCCGATGAACGGCACACCCGTGCTCAGCACGTCCATGTCGATGGTTTCGATGCCGTTCGTAGCTATCACCGCCGGTTCACCGCCCGCGACCTGCTTGTACAGGTTCTGCATGTCGAACTTCTTCTCCTGCGGTCCTTTGAAGATATACGGTATCTTCTGATGCATGCGGTTCATCTGCATGGTACGCATGATGTCCACGAGCTCACGCGCCCAGATGTCCACCCAGTCGATGATGGGCACCCTGTACCGGTTGTCCCATACGAGCACGCCCCGCGACGGCGTGACATCGAACCTCCACCCGTTGTTGCCGATGCTCTTCCAGCGGGTCGGATTATCGTACACGTTCAATGGGCTCGCGTATGCGACCTGCGTGCTGTAGAACACGCCCGGCTGCTTGCGCGGGTATGCGATGGTCGCGATGCCCTGCGTAAGCAGCGTCCATTCCAGATAACGTTCGTCGCAGGATGCGGGAAGGTTCACCCATTCAAACCGCACCAGAGCCAATTCCATTATCTGCTGCCGGTACATCTGGAACAGGCGCGTGTTGTACGCGCCGGTCGCCCAATACGCGTCGTTGCCCCACAACAGCCCGTTGCGGTCGTTCCTGTTTCGTTTGCTCATCTCAGCAAAGCCTCCATATCCGCGTCGGGTTCCGGCACGGGTCTCAATTCGGTTTCCTCCAGCATGACCTGCCGCAGATTGACCTGTGCGCTCATGGCCCTTACGGCATCCACCCGGTTCCTTTCGGCGGTCTGCCGTGTTATTTCAAGGTCGGCTTCAATCTGCGCACGTCCCACCTTCGTTATCCACTGGTTCACCGCCGCCTGTGATTTAAGCTCGATGATGGTGTCAATCTCATCATCAGTGAAATCACCGTAACGACCGTATGCGCGCTCATGTTCCGCCTTCAGTCTCTCGTATTCCGAGCGTGGAACCTCCACAGTGACGTCACTCGTGATTGTCATGTATTCCCACCTTTCCGATGTCATTGGGACTATGCCATACGGTCACACCGTTCTCGAACATGTCCTTTATGGCCTGTTTCGCTTCCATCATTATATCAGTGTCCACATCCAGCCACAGTTCGTTCATCTCCCAGTACGTGAACTTGGGCATGATGTTCAGCGTGGTCACGTCCCAGTTCCCCTCGTACTGGTATCCGTATCGCAGAAACTGGTCTCCAGCCTGTCGTATTGCGGATTCCGATTGTGTTTTCACCCTGACCTGCACGCCACGGTATGCGAACATGTCGGGTGTCGGATTCCCCTTGTATTCACCGTGCATGACCGGCGCGTTGTTGCGCGCCTGCGCGTAGGAGAGCCGGGTCACTTCCTCCGCCTGTTCCAACATGGCCTTATGCGTGAACTCCGCAGCCCCACGTGATTCCAACGCATTGTCCGACGCGACCTTCAACGTGGCGTCCGCATTGGAAACGGTGGTGTCCTTCGTGGCCGTCGCGTTCGACACTGCGGTGTCGCGTGAACGTTTGCCGTTCCTGTGCGCCACGTCGTTCGAATCCTTCGCGTTCGCATCCCCGGTGGTCTTGTTCCTGTCCGCGTTCGCTTCGGCGGTGTCGTAGGTGCGCTTGTTGTTGGAAAGGGCGGTCGCGTTCGTGTTCGCGTTGTTGCCCACGCTCGTATCGTAGGAACGTGCCGCGTTCGCAATGGCCGCATTGTAGGAGCGGGTAGCGTTCGCATCGTCCGTGGAACGTTGCCGTGTGGCGTTGTTCTTCGTGGTGTTCACGTCATTGGTGGTGTTCGTCAACGCGAGCGTGTTGGAATTGTCCGTGGTCGTGGTTCGCAGGTCGTTTCCATGCCTCGTGATGGAATCCATGTTTCGTTTCGTTGTCGCGCTCGTCTTATGCGTGAACGTGACGCCGTTGCTGTTCTTCGTGGTCATGTTCGCTACCGTGGCGCTACGAACCATTTCGTTCTTCGCGATGGCCCAGCCGCCACCCACGATGGCTCCGATGGCCGCGCCCGCGCCGCCGCCGCCCGGAGTGAACGCGGAAAGCGCGCTGGACGCCGCGTTGATGGCCGCATCGACCTTTTCCAGATTAGCCTGAAGATTACCGAGGTCGATATCAGCGTTCATGTTGTTGGTCGAAAGCGCGTTCGACTGGTTCATGTTCTCGGATACCTGATTCTTGTTGGAATCCCTGTCATCCAACGCGGTCTGGTTAGTGGCCTCCGTGTTCGTGCTGTTCGTATCGTTCGTGTTCCGCTGGTTTGCCAGCGTATTGTCTGCGGAGGCGTTCGTATTGGTCTGCGCGGTGGCATTCGACGCGAAGGCGTTCTGTTCGCCCGCATAGGCGCTCGCGTTCGCATTGTCGCGTCCCGTGGCGGCGCTCGCGTTCGCGTTCGTCAAAGCGGTGCCGGCGCTCGCATCGGCATTGGACTTGACGGTAGCGTTGCTTGCACCCGCGTTCTGCCGTGCGGTCTTGTTCGACCTGAGCGTGTTCCGATACGCGGTGTCCGCAGCGTCGTTCGTGACGGTCTGCCCCGTATCCGCGCTTGCCGTCGCGTTCGACAGTCCCGTATTCGCGGAACGCACCGCGTTCGAATACGACGTGTTCGCGGAATCCTTCGTGTTCTCGTATCCGGTATTCGTGGAACGCATGCCCGTATGGTAAGCGTTCAAAGCCTTCAGACGTTCAGCGTCGATGTTGGTCAATTGGTTGTGCAGGCTCCAGTCAGTTTCGCCGCTGATATACAAGCCATAGACCGGAATATCGTACGAGCACATGAACTCCGTGAAATCGGTGTCATAGCTGACGCCCTCATGACTGACGCCGTTCAAATCGCGCCACTCGTAGGTTCGTGCGCCGGTGCCGTTCACGCCCGTCAGAAACGCCTGCGCTTTCAGATACGGGTATGCGAGACTCACACGCCGGTGAAGGGTCAGCGTTCCCGTGTTTTCGATGCGTATGACCGCGCTGGTGCCGTCATTGTCGGATAATTCCAATGCGGCATACGGGAACGTGTACAGTTTAGCAAGATTCGCATACCGCACGGGATAATGGAACCTGCTTTTATCCAATGCGAGTTGGATGTCCGGCATGTCGTTCACGCCGTTGCATGCGTGGAACGTGATGCCGTCCACGGTCAAAGCGTCTCCCATGCTGGCCAGAGTGGATGGGACAATCCACATGCCTTTGATGGTCTGCATGATTTGAGGCATGCGTTTCACCAACGCTTCGAACAGTCGCTTAGCCTGCGAGGAGTCCACGGCATACACGTGCACCCCGTTGGGTATCACACCGTCCGTGGACGTGTACGTATCGGTGGGTGTGGTCAGGTCTCGCATATCGCTGTCGCCCATGTTCCACGCATACCCGTTCACCTCGTACTGGTGCCCCCAACGTGCGGGATTATCGGAATACGTCGGGGCGGTTGGTGCCGAAGCCCATGGTTTCGTCTCCCCGGCGGTTCGGAAACCTTCGACGCTTACCGTGGTCGCAAACATCACGAGCTTTGTTTCCGCATCCCACGGGATGAACGTGTGGTCGCGGGTAATGGCCGCGTCAGGCCCGTAGTTCACGTCAGGCGTCAACAGCATGCCAGCATGTTCGATGGGATTCGACAGATACGTGTCAGCGTCAATGGCGGCAAGCGGAGCATGCCCACGTCTCAACTGGCAGTAGTTGAAACGCGCCCATAATCCGAACGTGCCCCAATTGTCGAGCCTGAGATGACATTCGGTTGTGCTGGCGGCCAGTTGCGCGGGGGAGTCCATGAAGAAACCCCAATGACGTGCGCGTGGCTCCTTCGCATACTCCAAAGGCTCCGTGGGACTCGTCGGCATGGGATATTCAACCCACACGTAATTGTATCGGCTCATGGTCGCGAAGGGGATTGGAAGCTTCAACGTGCCGTCCGGAAGCACGTGGAACTCGCTGTTCAAAGTCTCACGATGCGCTGACAGGCCATCGAACCACGCATTCCGAGAGGCTTCATCCTCCCATGCGACGATGTTGCGCGTATCATCCCACGGCACGTTGCATACTGTGATTTTCGTGCCGGGCGTCCACCGCGTGTAGTCGAAATCATTATGGTACTGCGCGTACGGTTTCGCCTGCGTCACATCGGGAAACCGGGTGGCCTGCGTGAGGTGCGGATATTGCAATCCCATCGGCTCTCCTTCCAAAGCGTATATAAAAGACCGTCGCCCCGGCAAGAAGAGCGACGGTCTGCAATCATTAACCCATGCCATGAGGCACGCTACCAGTATACCACTTCTCCGGGATAAATGAGATTCGGATTACCGGAACGATACCCGTGAATCTGATTACACCCGATACCGTAGCGGGATGCAATCAATCCCAGCGTATCCCCCGCACCCACCGTATGGTAATGCACGCTCGGGGAAGGTGCCGCCGTGGACGGGGAGCCTCCGTTGTAGGTGGCCACCTGTCCCGGATAGTACACGTTCAGATTACCCGAGGGCACCCGCCATGCGGACAACGGCCACGCATTGTACCTGACCGCGTACCCCCAAATCGTATCCCCGTAGTTGATACGGACGCTAAGCGTTCGTACGGGTGCGGGGGTGGCAGTAGAGCCGCCGCCGTAGGTGACGGTATCGCCCACGTAGTAGCGGTTGATGTCACCGCTTGGTGTGTGCCATGCGGACAGGGGCCATGCGTTGTAGGCTACGGCGAGTCCCCAGATGGTCTCGCCCCACTGCATGACGTGGCTGATGCCCCCATTGCCGGGAGTGGGCTGGGGGTTGTTCGGCTGAACGGGCGCGGATGGGGCCGGTGTGGCCGGTGGCGTGGAGCCACCGGCCGGGTTAGCGTACAGGTCCCACTGCCATGCGTCGCCACGGAACAGGTCGAGGTCAATGGGACTCCACGTGTTGACGACACCAGCCCCTGAGTACTGTCGCATGGCCTCGCCGTATGCGCCGAGCATCCACGGATTTGCCTGATAGCCGGTCGGGCTCATGTTCGCGTACTGGGCAATCCACAGGCCGTATCGGTCGCGGATATCCTGCGGGATGGTTCCGGCGACCGGGCCGGTGTACAGCAACGGGCGCACACCGCCCGAAAGCCGCTCACATTCCGCCATGAAGCGGCGCACCCAATCCCAATTACCCCACGCCGGATTATCGTCCATCTCCCAGTCGAGCGCCACGATGCCGTGACGCCAATAGTTGCTGGTATTGCGGTAGAAGAATCGAGCCTCACCCTCGGGCGAACCGCCCATGGCGTAATGGTAGAGACCGAACCGTTTGCCGGACGCCTGCGCTTGGGCAATCATGCGATTAGCGTCCGTGTTGACGCCCGAGACAAGGCAGTTGTTGTTGACCTGTCCGGTGCCCCATGTGGTGCCGACCACCACGAAGTCCGCCTGCGTGTTAGCGATGTCGATGCCGCACTGCCAGTTGGACACGTCGATGCCCTGCATGTCCGCCATTGCAAGCGGTGTCATGCCGAGGCATGCGACGATAGCGGAAACCACCGCGATAATATGCCTACGAATTCGCAATGCCATTACCGTTTCCTTTCTCATTGATATTGTCGCCGAAAATCACGGATATTTTCGAACCCCGTAGCTCGGGATTGATTTCGCACAGATTCTCGAACACACTCACGATTTCAGTCAAAGCCACATACACGCATACCGGTGTGACGACGGGCAGCTGGAACCCGAGATGCAGGAACCCGCTACCCCATTCCACAATGACCGCAAGAACGATGACACCGATGAACGCACCCTTATGATACAGGCCCCTCCGTAGCTTGCTTGAAGCCATGGTTCTTGTTTCCACGGCTTTAAGAACCCCTGTGATGATGTCCAACACGATAAGCGCGTCCACCACCACGAACGAAAACAACATTGTCTTGTCCACTATCAACCTCCTTCAGAGTCCAGACAGGAAAGAACCCCTGCAAGGAATACTCCAAGCAGGGGTTAGTTTATCGCACTACAAGCATATCATTCGATAGTAACAGTCGCAATGCCCGTATACGGCACGGTCGCACCGGACGGGTTCACATACGTGCTGGTAGCGGTCACGGTGATGACATCCCCCGGTTTCAGACCGGTCTTCTGCACATGAAGCACACCGTAATTGTCCACGCGGGTACGCGCGTTCAACTGCACCGGCTTCGCAGGTTTGGTAGCGGGGTCATCACCAGCCGGAGTCTCGGCGCTCACATTGTAGATGCAGGCGTCCGGACGAACAAGAACATCAGCATCCGAATCCGCAGGGTCGATGGTTCCGTTCAGCTTCGTGACGATGCTGACACTGCCTCCCAATTCCACGGTGCCCGGTTCAGCGGTGACGGTCAGACCGGTGACCTCCTGTTTGATGGTCGGTGTGACGGTGCCAGCCGCAGTGGTGAACAGAATGGCCGGAACGAACGGGGAGACACTGTACACGCCCCAATGGTTCAACCAATAGGTCGTGGTAAGAGTCTGCGGATTCCAGAAGCTCGTGGTGTTGTACAGGGTATCATGGCATACGAAGAAATCCTCCGTGGTCAGTAGAGCCACAGCATCAGGAATCGGGAATTCATCGATGAGCACGGTACGGTAGGAGACCTTCGCAAGGTCAACGTTGAACAACGCGGCCAGCGTGTTCACGTTCAGGCTTGCCTGAGCCTCCGGGGTGACAAGCAGAACAAGCTCCGAGGGTTGCGCGAAAACCGGAATGTCGGTGCCGGAATACACGCTGGACGGGAACTGGAGCTTTCCACCGAGGGTCTGGAGGGCGGTCAGGAACGCCTTGCCAGAAGCATCATCGGCCGGATAATCGTCCAGATGATACTTGTAGAAGCCCCAACGGGTCTCATACTCCGCAATGAGATTCTTCATGATGTTGAACTCATCATATTCATCCGCGTTGTTCGGGGTGTTCATCAGCTGTGCCACGAGATTGTTAAGCCCATACTCGTCGGTGAAAGCGGTGCGAAGCTCATCGACGTCCACGCTAATCGGATACTGGTCTCGACGGTTCTGGGAATGGTACCAGACCTCGGATTCGGGGCGGTGCAATTTCAGCAGGGTTTCGGCATCATCCTCATAGGAATGCGCCTTAATCCACTTCGGAGCGATTTCCTGAATCGTGGAACCGTAGTTGATTTTGTTTCCCTTGAACACGGCAAGAGGATTCTTGTAGTTCTGGCCGCGCACATACGTGTATGCGATACGGTTGACAAGAATATCCATGAACTGATTGAAATACTGTCCGTTCATGGGTTGGAAGAGAGCGCTCATGGTCGCGCTGATGCCCGCCTGAGTCGGGTCGGGGATGCGCTGTTGGAAATCGTTTGTTCCGGCCAGCCATGCCTTAGCCATGATGGTGTTGTTGTTCTGAGCCATTGGAACTTCCTTTCTCTATGCTCAGTCTTCGTCCAATGAGAAGTCCATGTCCTCGATAGGCACGGACATATCGAGGTCTGAATCACCGTCCGTGTCTTCGGGCACGGTTTCGGTGTCAGTGCCGGAATCGTCGCGTACGACGCCCCCGTTTTCCACGAACGAGCCCAACGTCTCACGCAGGATGCTTACGATGTCGAGAATGTTCGAAGCCTTTTCCTCCAAGGAGCCGATACGAGCCACAAGGTCTTCGAACTCACCTTCGCGGTGCGCTTCCTCGGGGGTTGCTCCGGTTTCAGCTGCTTCGGTCTTCTCCTCCACGGTTTCATCCGTGGCTGTGTTTTCGTCTGACATAAAACTTCCTTTCCGAAATTAGAAGAGGCCGGAACCATGCTTATGCATGTTCCAGCCCCTAGTATAGCATGTCACAGCGGTTCTGGACTAGCCGAAATCGGTGCCTTATCCGACGATAGCCGGGCAGGTTTCACCCCGTGGCTTCCCGTGCTCATCTACTCGGGTTCGTGCCAGCCGTCGCGACAAACATCATTCTAGCACCGGCCCCGACAATCCAAGTATATCGCGAGTATTTCGGCTTGGTATCGGGTCTGGGGTTTGCACCTTCCCGTCTCCCAGTTGTTCACGGCGGTGGCGCTTACACCGAGCACGTCCCCGAACTCCGCTTGCGTGAGACCTCCTGCGTTGACGCGGGCCCGTCGCACCATGTGCCTCCATGTGGTCGTGTGGTCGTACATCATTCCAACCCTTCGATGACGCCTTGCAGGATACGCCAGCAGTCGGGGCTTGGAATCTCACCAGACTCACCTCCCTCAAGAGGCGCGTTCAAATCCACCTGTTCGATACGCGCACGCTCCTGTAAGATGTTCGCGTATGTCCGCATCGCGTACAATTGGCTTTCAAGAAGCTGGAAGGAGCACGCGGGCATGAAGTCCAACGTGCCCTCCGCGTAGCCCTCAAGCATGTGCTCCAGCTTGCTGATACGCTCCTGCAATTCTCGATGTTCGCGAATCATCCGCTGCTTGTAATCACTCATTGTTTTTATCCTCCTTAGCAGTAGGTCTTGATTGCTGACAGTTCTTATAATAGCAGATTTTTGG